ATGTAGACGGCCAAGAATATTTAAATAAAGCAGGTAAAAATTATACAGTAGAACGTATAATGCCAACCCCTTATACTCTTACTGTAAACGTAGACATATGGACTACTAATACAGATCAAAAATTACAAATACTTGAACAAATTTTTATGTTGTTTAATCCTAGTTTAGAAATACAAACAACAGACAATTATATCGATTGGACTAGTTTAAGTGTTTTAAATATAGATAACATAAACTTTAGTAGTAGAAGTATACCAACTGGTACTGAAAGTGAAATTGATGTTGCTTCGATTAGTTTAACAACACCTATCTTTATTAGTCCTCCTGCAAAAGTTAAAAAATTAGGAGTTATTAGTAAAATAATTACAGCAGTATTTGCAGATCACGGATTAGAAGTTAATATAGACGAAACTGCTTACACACAAAGTTTAGTTGAACAAAAAATTAAAGAGAACGAAGAAACAGACAAAGTTAATAGTCAACCAGATGAAGCATTGACTAATGAAAGTGCATTAGTAGTAACTACATATCAAGATTATGGATTAGAAGTGTTTGATGGTGTTGCAAGATTATTAAAGAATGGTGTTAATCGAAACGATACATGGACTGCTTGGAACATTGCGCAACCATTTACATTTGAACCTGGAATTACACAATTACGATTACAACGTGCAAACGGTTTAGAAATAGTATTTACTATTGATAGTATTGATACTACAGACGAAACACGACTTATACTAAATGCTCCTGATGCAGAAACATTACCAGCAGATTCTGTTATACCAGGTCCTGCTGGTGACAAAACATATGTTGATTATATTATAGATCCACTAAGATTTGATCCAATGCAATCGCAATCAAATAATAGACTTTTATTATTAGGTAGTATAGGTGATCCTAATAATACTAATGGCGCTCTGGCATGGAAGAATTCAGATAACTCAGATTTTGTAGCAAGTGAAAATGATATTGTAGAATGGGACGGTTCACGCTGGCACATTGTTTTTGATGCTAGTGAAGAAACTAACGAAGCATTTGTAACTAATCTAAACACACAAACACAATACAAATGGACAGGCGAGTATTGGATACTCTCTTATGAAGGAGAATATCCAAATGGCTCTTGGAGGTTTACATACTAAGATAATTATTAGTATGAAAGACATTATTTGTAGTGGTGCATTAATTTATTCTCTAAAGTCTAAAATGTTTCTATTTCTGCATAGAGCAAACGGAAGCCGTAATAATGTTTGGGGCTTAGTTGGTGGAACTAACGAAGGTTTAGAAACACCCTGGGAAGGTTTGCGCAGAGAAATTGAAGAAGAAATAGGCTCTATAAATATAAAGAAAACTATTCCTTTAGAAACATTTGTATCTAACGATTCTAAGTTCCAGTTCCATACATATCTTTGCGTTATCGAAGATATTTTTATTCCTAAACTTAATAACGAGCATGACGGATTTGCTTGGGTAGAATTTAGTAAATGGCCGAAACCTTTACACTCAGGTTTGCAAAGCACTCTCAATAGAAAAAGTAATATTACTAAATTAAAAACAGTAATCGAAGTAATAGATTTACTTGACTAATAATCATAAAGGTAGTATAATAAATTATGTCTAAAGTATTAGTTATTGGTGATTTAATAAATGATAGGTATATTTTTGGTTCTTCGACTAGGTTAAGTCCTGAAGCACCTGTACCTATTGTAAGTCAGGATCGTATAGAAGAATTTCTTGGTGGCGCAGGACTTGTTTATAACAACTTAAAAAGTTTAGGCGTCGATGCAACTTTATTAGAATACGACGATCCAAAAAGTGAAAAAACTCGTGTAATCTGTGATGGCCATTATGTTACAAGAATAGACGACGATCGTTATGCTAACGGATTAGATATTTACAATGATATTAAAAAATTAGATTTATCTAATTTTGAATATGTTATTCTTAGCGATTACAATAAAGGTGTATTAGAATATTCAAAAGATATTATTGCACATCTTAATAGTTTTGATTGTAAAGTTATTGTAGATCCTAAACGCCACGTTAGTTGTTATGACGGGGCTTGGTTAGTAAAACCTAATTACAAAGAATACAAAGAATTAGGGTTTGAAAAATGGGACGGTAATATAATTGTCACTAATTCTAGTAAAACTACTACTGCTGAATTTGATTTAAAACGTTATGTTTCGCAACCTGAACCTTTAGAAGTTAATGATGTAACCGGAGCCGGAGATTGTTTTCTTGCTGCATTTGTTTATGCGCTAACTAAAGGGTATGATTATCAAAAAGCATTAGATTTAGCAAATAGAGGATCAACTGAAAGTGTAAAACACGTAGGTACATATATTCTTACTGAAAAAGACTTGAATAAACGTATTGTTTTTACTAACGGATGTTTTGATGTATTGCACAAAGGTCATCTTACATTACTAAAAGAAGCTCGCAGTTTAGGTGATAAACTTGTAGTAGGACTGAATAGTGACGGTAGTGTAAAACGCTTAAAGGGAGACAACAGACCGTTTAACGATCTTGAAACAAGACGAGAACAATTAGAACTTATTCCGTATGTAGACGAAGTTATTGTATTTCATGAAGATACGCCATATGAGCTTATTAAAGAACTAAAGCCAGACTTAATTGTTAAAGGTGGAGACTATACTGTAGAAGAAATTGTAGGACATGATTTAGCACCTGTGCATATTGTACCTACAGTACAAGGTTACAGTACAACAAAAATTTTAGAGGCGTCTGTATGAAAATTTTAATTACTGGACACAAAGGATTTATTGGACAAAATCTAACTCTTAGATTACAAGACGAACACGAGCTATCAGGATATGAATGGCAAGCTGATTATTTGCCTGAAGTTGAAGGCTATGATTGGGTTATTCATTTAGGTGCTATTTCAAGCACAGCTGAACGTAATGTTGATAAGATCATGTTACAAAATTATGAATTTTCAAAATGGTTGTTTAATCAATGTAATCTAAAAGGTGTAAATTTTCAATATGCATCTAGTGCAAGTGTATATGGACCATACGAAAAGTTTAAAGAAGAAGATCCAAAACAACCACAAAGTCCGTATGCTTGGAGCAAGTATCTTTTTGATAGATGGGTTACTGGACTCTCAAAAAGAAACATTATAGTTCAAGGATTTAGATATTTTAATGTATACGGTCCTTTAGAAGACCACAAAGGACATCAAGCAAGTCCTATAACTAAATTTACTAATCAAGCAAAAGAAACTGGTACTATTTCTTTATTTGAAAACAGCGACAAATACAAAAGAGATTTTATTTTTGTAGGCGATGTATGTGAAGCACATAAAAAATTATTATCTAGTGATGTTTCCGACATTTATAATATAGGAACAGGAACTACTACAAGTTTTCAACAAATAGCAGACATTATTGCTAAAAAATATGACGCAAAAATTAAATATGTACCGATGCCGGATCATTTAGCAAATCAATATCAAGAGTACACATGTGCAGACAATTCAAAATTAAGTAATATTGTAAAAATTAATTTTACAACAGTAGAGGAATATATAAATGGATCAGCCAACTAGAAAGTCAGGTGTAGATCAAAAAGGTTGGGCTACGAAATGATTTGGGCCACAAATGATTTATACTGCGGAAAAATTATGGTGTTTACTAGAGCTGGAGCAAAAACTAGTATGCACTTTCATAAAGAAAAAGACGAAACTTGGTTTGTAAACAACGGCAAATTTAAGGTTGCATACATTGATACAAAAAATTCAAAACTACATGAAAAAGAACTTAATGAAGGCGAAGTTTGGAGGAATCCTCCATTACAGCCACATCAATTAATTTGTCTTTCGAAAGAAGGAAGTGTTACAGAAGTTAGCACTCCAGATAGTGTTGAAGACAACTATAGAATTATTCCCGGCGACAGTCAAGTATTAAGCGAAGAATAAAATGTATAGCATAAACTGGAGCAATAAAAAATCAGACAACACTGTATCCGATAAAAAAGAATCTGCGATTCGATACAGTACAGATAAAACAGAAGAAGAATATAATATTCCATTCTACGATACTGTGAATAATATTGCACCAAAAGTTGTTGTAGGTTTAGATAGAGACGGTGTTATTAATGTTGATCGTGGAGACTATACCTACAAGGTAGACGACTTTGAACCGATCGAAGGTAGTTTAAAAGCAATAGCTAAAATTCGTAGACTAGGTCATAAAATTGTTATTATAACAAATCAAGGCGGTATAAGTAAAGGCATTTATACTCAAAACGATGTTGACACTGTACATAATCATATGTTTAATTTATTAGGTGAAGCAGGCTGTGCAAGTATAGATGCTCTTTATTATAGCGAAACTAGTGCTAGATGGGACCAGTATGCAAAACCTAATACCGGTATGTTTAAAAGATGTGAAAAAGAATTTCCTTTTATTAAATTTTCAAAAGGATTTTATGTAGGCGATAAAATATCAGATCTAAAAGCTGCTTTTAAAATGGGAGCAAAGCCTGTACTAGTAAAAACAGGCTACGGAAATGAAACGTTAAAAGAACTTAACAAGTTTTCTAATCAAAAAATTAAAAAGAAAACTATTGTTTTTGATAATTTATCTAGCTTTGCTGATTGGTTATCTCGTCGATAGCTATTCCAAAATTTGCACTAATAGTGGATCTTAATTCATCAGCCTTGTGTGTTGATACATAATGATCTAAACTAGCAGGAAAGAAAATAATATCCCCTTCTTCTAGCGGCGGCGTAACTCTTCTTCCCATAAACGGTTTGTTTGTAAAGCATTGTGCAAGATGTACCGGAAAATGACTGTAACTAGAATCATAAAAAGAAAAACTTGCACTGTTTGGTGGTAACTTTAACATATATGCACAGCTAATTACTAAATTTCCACCACTATGGGAATGTACTTCTTGGTATTGTCCTTTTGTATATCTATTTGCCCATGCTTGTCCGTACATTTTTTCACATGCTTCTTGTGACAATCCTATAGAATATGCATATTCGTCTACTAAATTATAAACAGTTTTAAAAAACAAATGCCAAGGAAATAAACTATTTTTTTCATCATTTTGAATTGTTGTTCTACAGTCACAATCCCAAAATGTTGCTTGATCAAAATTATCTTCAGACTCAATAAAAGGAGTAAATCCTTTTAAAATTTCTTCGTGATTAGGCATTTTTGTTTTATATACAGGTGTGCCAAAAATTACATTAAGACTCATTTTTTACCTTTACTAACTTTTTCTTTTCTGGCAAATACAAATATTCAATTTTACTTTTTGCTAGTGTATGGAATGCATCTTCTAAAGTTTCAACTAGAGGATCGCCGCCTAAATTAAAACTTGTATTAAAAATAATCGGACAACCTGTCTTTTCTTTAAAGGCTTTAATCAAATCATAGTAGTTTGCATTTTGTTCTCTGTTAACAGTTTGAATACGGCAAGTTCCGTCTACGTGAATAATAGCAGGAATCTTTTCTTCTACTCCGGGCTGACAATTAACAGCATACATCATTGTAGGAGAGTTTTTCATACCTCGCAAGTCAAACCATTCATGCACATCTTCTTCTAGAATAGATCCTGCAAATGGGCGGAAATATTCTCTGTTTTTAACACGATTTACAAAATCTTTTCCGTCAGGATCTGTTGGATCATAAAGAATACTTCTATTACCTAATGCACGTGGGCCGTTTTCACTACGTCCTTGAAATATTGTAACAATATTTTTGTTTGTAATTAAGTCGATAACATCTTCATTAGTAGCATCTGTAACTTCGGCAGAGTATTTTTTTGCTAGTTGTTGGATATCACCTTCTGTAATTTTATAATCTGGTCCTAGATAAACAGTTTCAGCTTGAGAATCAATCGACATATCTTTAGTAAGACTTCTATGTAACCACAATGCTGCACCCATTGCAGTGCCGCCGTCATTTGAAACCGGCTCTACATAAAGATTAATATCATTGTCTATCTCTTTTAAATAATGATAATTTGCAACACAATTCAACCCATATCCACCGCTTATAACAACATTTTTAATTCCTGTAGATTCAACAGCATGTTTTATTAGTTGAGTTACCGCTGCTTGAGATTCTACTTGTACTGCATATGCCATATCTCTTCTATTTTGGCATAGTGTTGCATCTTCTTCACCTTTGTCAATCAAATAACTATATAAATTTTCGTTTAGAATAGAACCGTTTGGATATCTCGGAACAAATAAACTTCTATTACTTACTGGAATAGGCAAATCAGTATATGGATCAAATACCGGAGGAATTAAATCATTAGGTTTACCATATGGAAATAATCCCATAGTTTTTCCAGCTTCAATGGCATCCCAGCCACAGTATTCTGTTACACCCTCATAACACTTAACAATGCCTGCTCTATCAGATAACGAAGTTGAAAATTTACCTATTTCTTTACCAAAAATATCTTGATCAGGTGCTGTAAGTTCTGCTGTTGGCAGATAGTCTCTACAACCCATAGTTTTAAAAAGAGTTTGTATATTGTCTGGATATGTACATTTATATAATGTTTCAGTTTCCCACATATGTTTTATAGATCCGTCAACTTCTAAATCAAAACAAGTCCCAGCACCGTCAACAATAACTGCTACTGCTTCTTCAAAGCCACTTCTATAAAATGCTAAACTGGCATGCATTTTATGATGTAGTTTAGATACATCGATTACTTGTGGATGCGGATCCCAAGGCGGAGAATACTCTATTAGACCTACTTTTCTAGCAAGACCTGTGTAAATATCCTCAGCAGTATAATCAACTCTACCAGCTGTTTCTGCAAGAGTTTGTGTATGCGATATTACCATGTAATCAAGTTTGTCTGTATACTCTAAAATTTTTAGAATTGACGCTAACGGTCCTCCATCGTACTTTTTACGAGTAAGTCTTTCTTCTTCAATAGAAAAAACTATTTCTCCATCTTTTAATAAGCATACTCCAGCATTGTGTCCTCTAGCAAGTCCTGCTATCCACATACTCATACATTTTCTCCGAAATTTTCTTTTGGTTGTTTAGGTGCAGTCTTAATAGACTTACCTACAGTTTGTTTAATTGATTTTACGATATCATTAATATGTTCTTTGCTCATATTCATTGCTTTATCGTTTAATCTATCTGGTTCTTCTTCAGTACTTACACGTATAGGACTATAAACTCTTCTACCGTCTCCTATATCAAACACTGTTATATCTTTGTCATTTAGATAAGTTGTGTTGATAGGAAAAGTACTTCCTGTAATTACAGTTGCTTGTTTTCCTAAAGATTTTGCAATATGTTGTCCTACACTGTCACAACCTAAGAAATGATCAGCTGCTTCTATTACACCTGCCCATATTCTAATATCCGGTATTTGAGGTTGTGCAAGCGGAGTGTTATCGCCGTCTTCATTATAAAATGGTAAGGGAAGTTCACTCATAATAATAACACCATAATCTTGTTTCAGTTGATTAGCAATATCAAGCATATCTTCTGCTCTAAAACTTCTAGATGTTTGGTCTATTAAACTTTCTTCAACACCTCGGCCAAATGGTTGTATTACAATAACTTTATTAAATCCAGTAACATCTTTTACTTCTTGTACTACTGATTTTCCATTATGCTGTTCTGATTTATTAAGATATATGTTAGGTATAGGTACTTCTCTTATGCCTTGTTTATTAATTTCAATATCAAATGCTTGTGCAAGACTACATTTTTGATTATAATATTCCCATATACGATATGGTTCTGGACTTACACAATTTCTATCTTTGATATATTGTTCAAATAATCCTTTATGCCATACATCGTATGCACGTCTATGAAGTGTAGGATGTCCTTTATAAAAGTCAGTTCCGCCTTCGCAAACAATAATAAAATCGTCATTTGGATTTTCTTTTTCATATAGTTCAAGTGCTGGAATTGAGGTTATAACACGACCGGCACCGCCGTTAATAAAGAATGCTGTAGATCTAGTCATTAAGATACCTTTTTGTAATTACAAAATATTTATAGTACACTTGATCCTATAATTACAAAAATGGTTTCATAAAAAAAGGCTGTACAAATATACAGCCTTTTAAGTTTTATATGTAACAGTTATTCACCGTATGGGTTATTAGAATCATAGCCTTCAACGCCATACTCTTCATTTAGTTCATCACACTCTGGCCAACAAGAATCAACAAAGATTAAATCAATTCCTGCATCTTGCATTACTTGCGGAAAGTCTCTAAGACGTTGCTTGTATGTTTCGATGCCTGCGGCTCTGTCTGCATCTACGCTTGAAAAAACCATTGCCGGTGCATCTGCTTCGGCAAGTCTTTGGTTTCTCTCAACTTTTATCATAGGCCATGTCTGAGGTAGTCCCATTACATCTACGTTTGAATTTTTATATAGGTCTAACGAATTAGTTTCAAAGTTCCATATAGATTTTTTATCATCGTATAACTCGTCTGGATGAATTGGATATTCGTATGAAAAATGTCCATACCCTTCAATCGGAGTTGCAGGGATTGTTTTTTCACCAGGAGTTTCCTCCCAATCTTCTAAATCTTTATAATTATCATGATAATCTGATAAAACTTCAGCACCCAATGGATCTACAGTAGCATCGAGTTTAATAAGTTCTACTTCTTCTGGAATTTGACTAAAATCTTGTGTGATTTCTCTTGCTTCAAATTCTCTCCATACAGACTCAAATGATCCTACAGGATTTGCTCCTTCCGTATCCTTCCAAGCATAAAAATAAAGATACTTAGGTCCTTTATATGTCATACTAATTGTTTCTGTTGTTTCACCGTCTAGATAATTATCATTAGGACAATCATATGTATAATTTACCTCAACCCACTCAGTACCGTGTTCATCAGTATCTGTTATAGTACGATAATCAACTACTTCGCTTTCTAATTCATCATTTAAATTGTCATCAGCCATTAATTATCTCCAAGTAATTCTTACTAGTCCAGGATTTCCAGGTGTACCTCTACAGTTTCCTAAATCCTGTCCACACGTTGCTTTAATTAGATTTGACCCTGCCTTGGCAATTTGTCTAAATCCTTTACAACAATTTGTACAACCGCAGTACTTAGTACCTGTCTGCATAGCATATTCGTGTCTATTTTTAATACCCCATGATTCTGATGTAGCACTTGCTCGTGAACCACAGTTCATGTTTGATCTGTATCTGTTAAAATAAGATTCGTTACCTAAGTCAACAAAATCCCATTTACAACCAATACATAGTCCTAAGTTACACATGCCTTCACTTCTGTTACCTTGGTTGATACAGAAGCATACACAATATAGATTGTATCCGCCTCTTCCGCCCGGTACACATCCGCAACATATACCCGATCCGCTAAACCAACTACCACATCCTCTTGGTGCATCACAACAAGCCGTAAAACACCCACAACCGTTATTGGTTGTACCATTGCCGCCTGCTCCTACACAGTAGTTGTAACTACATCCTGGTACAAACTGTCCATCAATTCTTCTAATAGTCTTCCGACCATAATATCCAGCATAAGCGCCACAACTTGCAATGTCGCAGAAACAGTTTCTACAACATTGGCCTGCTCCCGAGCCGCCGCCACTCCATACTTCAAATGTTATCTCTGATGCACACGTTGGTGCCGACCAACTTCCGCAACGTCCGCAGTGCGCTCGACATCCGTGCGGACCGTTACACACTGAGCATGTATTAAAACATTGAAACATGCCCCCAGAGGTAACACCTTGTGTTCTTTGGCACGTTCCGTCTGGAAATCTAATACCATCTGCGTATAAACAAGTTGCCATTTATTCCTCTCCTTTTAAACTATTTATTTCTGCTTTTAGTTCTTTGATTGCTTCAACTAATAATGGTACAAGTCTTTCGTATTGCAATGTTATGTAGTCATTGCCTGAAATACTTTCACCTTCTTCTCCTCTATCAAATGGAGCATCGTGAATCACTTGAGGAAGAACTTTTTGAACCTCTTGCGCTATTAAACCTACTTCTTCGACTTCAGCACTAAATCCAGCTTCAATGGCTGTTTCATTCCAGTTATATGTTATACCGTTTAGTGACATAACTTTATCTAATGCACTGTCAATGTTTTTAATATTTGTTTTAAGTCTTGCATCTGAAGTATTTGAAATAATATTTTCAGTAGCAGTAATACGTCCTGCAACGTTTGGATCTGCTGTGTTAACACCAATACAACGTACACTTGTAAGATTTTTGCTTGAGTCAAACAAATCATTGCCTGCCATTTTAATAGCACCAACGTTTACGTTAATACCTGTATCGTCTAAAATTTGGAACCAAATTTTATTTGAATCTTCTGGTTCTTTAAAGTCTAATCCTTCAGGTGTTGCAAGTATTTCACAGTCAACGCCTGAGTCACTTGAACCATTAAATGTAATACCTGGATTAGTAGTACCGTATAAGTTTATTTTACCGCCGTTATTATTAATAGTACCGTTAATAGTATGTGAGTCACTTGTTGCATTACCTAGTGTGCCGTTACCGTTATAACTAAAGTTACCACTTGCACTTAGACTTGTAAATGCACCTGAACTAGCACTACTTGCACCGATTGACATATTGTTAATTGTACCACTACCCGGGTTAAGTGTTAGTGACCCTGCTGGTGATATAGTAACTGTACCTGTACCACTTGGTGACATAGTTACGTTAGCATTATTTGGTGAAAATGTAACTGTTGAGTTAGCATCGAGTGTTGTAAACTGTCCAGTACTTCTTGATACGTTACCAATTGCGCCTACAAAGCCGCCTCCTGAATAAACACGTTTAGCAATACTTGCACCACCTTCACAACGTAACTGTCCTGTGTCACCTGTTGCATTTGTTGCTTCACCTGTGCCTGTAATATCTACTACACCACTTGCTGTTACACTTGTAAAAGTACCTGTATTGCTACTTACGTTACCAATTGGACCTTGGAAACTACCTGAATAAAGTGCTCCGCTTACACCTAATCCGCCTGTTATAACTACTGTACCTGTTGTAGTATTAGTTGATGCTGTATTTGCTGTAAATGTTGTTGCACCGCTTGATGTTAGTGTAGTAAATGCACCTGTATTAGCTGTACCGCTGCCAACTGGCCCATTGATTCCGCCTGCGTAGATTGATCCACCTACGCCTACACCACCTGTTACAACTACTGCACCGCTTCCTGTTCCTGAACTTGCTGTTGCAGAGCTAAGTGTTACATTACCACTTGCGTTAAGTGTTGTAAATCTACCAGTTCCTGGTGTTGTAGCACCAATATTCATGCCATCTATTGTACCTGCACTGTCAGAACTAATTGTTACTGTAGTACCTGATCCTATTACTACTGGACCATCTGGATCTATAGTAACTGCTGAACCTGCATCTGTTGGAGAAATTGTAACAGTTTGTCCTGACGTTGTAAATT